TGGAGGTATTGGCAAATGCCTCGTAAACCTCCTAAGTATATTCCTCCACAATTTTATCTACACTACGATAAAAAATCAGGCGAGATAATAAGTGTAGGTAATGAAATTAGTACAGTACATCAACATAGAATTAAAATTAGTCAAGAGGAACATGACAGGTTTATTTACGGTCAAGAAAAGTTCCAAGATTGGCAAGTTGGATTTGTACGTGCAGAAAATAATAAAACAGTTTTAGCCTTAACTCCAAAGTCGGACAAGGGTTATACATTTAAAAATAATGTGTTTGAGTGGATAGAAAATCCGCCAACTAAATCTACTGAATTAACAGTTATATGGGACAAGCAAAAACAACAATGGGAATTTACATTGTCGAAATCAGCTAAAGAACGATTAAAAGACACTCCAAATGATAGCATAATATTTTTTGTAATGTTAGCAAATGATTTTGATTTTTTAATCAGAACTATAGTAACTAGTAATCAAGAATTAATAGCGATGGATTCTATTTCACGACCTTTTGAATCTACCCTAGAGCAAGACATAAGTAAGATTTCAATTGCTAGTAGAATCTACTTTCAAAATTATGGATTAAAAATAAATGATTAAAATTATAGAACAAGATATTATTTTCCTTAGCTATGATGAACCAAACGCTGAAAAAAATTATGCAGATTTATGCAGTAAAGTTCCTTGGGCAAAACGTGTTCACGGCGTTAAAGGAAGCGACGCCGCACATAAAGCCTGCGCCGCATTAAGCGAAACTGAATACTTTGTTACAGTAGATGCAGACAATATTGTAGATCCTAAATTTTTAGAAGTTGAAATAGATTTAGATTCAATTGGGTGTAATTCAGAAAATGTGTTTTCGTGGTGTGGCAAAATTCATGTCAACGGACTTATGTACGGCAACGGCGGATTAAAATTATGGACACGCAAATTTGTTAACGAAATGCGAACACATGAAAATTCGGTCCCAGGTGACGAGAAAGGCAAAGTTGAATTTTGTTTTGATAATAGATATTATCAATTTAATGAAAATTATTCAGAAAGTTTTACCAATGCTACACCTTTTCAGGCATGGAGAGCAGGATTCCGTGAAGGTGTGAAAATGAGTTTAGATCAAGGTACCAAGGTAAAAAATCTAAAAGAAACTTGGTGGCAAAATTATCATAGACTATTAATTTGGTCTTCAGTTGGCGCAGATGTTGAAAACGGTATTTGGTCAATACTAGGCGCAAGAGAAGGGTGCTACATGACTATGTGTACCGATTGGGATTATAGCCAAGTTCGAGACTTTGAATGGTTAACTACTTACTGGAATGACAAGCATGAAGATGCAGATTCTAGCAATACTGCTACATACATTAATTTTTTAGCTAAAGAATTAAAAGACAAATGCAGTTTAGAAATTGCCAATCTAGATGGTGCTGGAAGTAAATTCTTTAAAACTGTTTATCAAAATACTCCAAGGATAATTCGTAAACGTGTATGATATAGTTTTTATAAGTTATAATGAGCTGGATGCTGATGATAACTTTGCCAATTTAAAAGAACGTTTTCCTTTAGCAAAACGTGTGCATGGTATTACAGGCATACATCAAGCTCATATAGCAGCCGCCAAAAAATGTTTTACTAAAATGTTTTGGGTAGTAGATGGTGATGCAGTAATATTAAATTCATTTAATTTTGATTATCAAGTTAGCGAATATGATCAAGATGTTGTACATGTGTGGCGTAGTATTAATCCCATTAATAATTTAAGTTACGGATACGGCGGAGTAAAATTATTACCTCGTAGAATGACTTTAGATATGGATGTAACTAGTACCGACATGACTATGAGTATCAGTAGTAAATTTAAAGCCATGCCAGAAATAAGTAACATTACGGCATTTAATACAGATGATTATAGCACCTGGCGCAGTGCTTTTAGAGAGTGTTGTAAATTGGCTGTAATTAATAATGACGAATCGTTGGCTAGACTTTCCGCATGGTGCCAATTAAATGATCAAGCTCCGTACGGCTTTTATGCATACATCGGAGCACTTGCCGGTCGATCATACGGTGAAAAAAATGCCTCCAATAAGGAGGCATTGTCTAAGATAAATGATTTTACTTGGCTAGAAGCTCGTTGGCTAGCGGAAAAATCTCAGCTATCACTTTAGCACAGGCAATAGCAACCTCTTGATGCTCTTTCTGTGTGCCATTGGCACTACGCAATTCAATAAAATGAATCCAACTACGCAGTGTGCCATTCATATAAATCCTACTTTCAATCAAGCCTTCTGGTAGTACAGCACGAGCCTGTTCTTTAGCAATACCATTTACGATAGCCCATTCATATGCCTCGCGGCATTTTTCAATAACGCCTTTTTGAATGTTTTCCCAACCAGCGGCAAGGAACCGATCAGCATCATTACTTATATCTAAGTCTATGCTGTTTTGTCTATTTTTAAGATCCTGTCGACGTGCATCGCGATATACGAATTGTAGATCTTTCGTTGGATCAGCGTAGCGTTGGCTAAACTCTTGAAACGAGAAACTTCTATGTCTAAGGATTTGTCGGGCAATATCTCTGGTTGTGGTAATTTCGATACAGGCACTGACCATTTCAAGTGGTGACCAGTGTTGGTGTTTGATGAGGTATTGTATGAGTTTTGCTGATGTTTCTGTGTTAAGTTGATTGCTGGGATTGCTGACACGGGCGCAATACGCAATGAGTTCCTGCGCATCTTGGATGCCCATGTCTGCAAATTCTTCTGTTGGTTGACTGAAACTGAGTAATCGAACATTCATCTATAGCTTCTTTCTTTTTAAAAATTTTTGAGTTTCTTTTTCAATATCTTTTCGTACTTTAGGAGTGTCTAATTTGAAGTCTACATTTTCTACTCGATCCTCATAGTTCCTTACTAGTTCTGCTAAATTCCGTTCGAACGCTGGCCAACCTTCTCTCTTGGTTTTTTCTGTTATTTTTATTTCCCAAGTTTTCCCGTCTTTAAAATTGACCAATACGGTATGCAAATATTTGAGAGGCATAACATTAAGTTTAACCTCACCAAATACTTCTGGCCAATGTTCAATGACTTCCTTGGGAAGAATCTTCCCATTGGTCATTATTTGGCTTTTTTGGTCGGAACCAACTCCTCAGCTTTACGTCTAAAGGCAGCCGCTTCTTTGGCTAATTTATCAGCTTGGCTACGATAAAATTTAGCTTCGGAATCTGGACTATCAAATGTAGTTGGAACAGTTTCTGAACTAGTTACTGTAGCAGTTGGCTTAGCCGGATTTGGCTCTACTGTAGCTTCAGGAGCAGGAGTATCAGGTACTTGCGGAACAGGTTGTCCGTCAGGACCTAACAATGCTAAGTCACCGACACTAACACCGCGTTGTTCAGCAATAATTTGATTTAGTTCACTTAATTGAACACTAGTTCCTGGATTAGGAACCATTTCAATTGAGCTAGTACCCATCTTCAATAGACGACCATTTTGATGCAACCAAAGTAACATATTTTGCCCGTCATTGAATGTTGAACGCATTAGTACTTCGGCAAATTCGTTAGCATCTTGTGCGGCCTGTCCTTCTACTAGATTAATGATAGCGTTGTGATATGCATCGCTCAATGTATCAGTTGGAATGACTAAACAGTTTGATGCTTCGCCTGGGATGGTACGATAAGCTACTAAAACTCTTTGCTTAGTAGAAATTATTCGCCCTACGTGTTTGAGATCGGCCATATTATGCTCCAGCTGAAGCTGTTGCGGCTGAACCCTGTGCGGCGGCTGATTGTTTAGCTACAGTTTCTAAGAAAGTTGTTAATTTTGTATATGTAACACCAACGGCTGCAAATTCATTTGGCTTAAATGCGCCACGTGAACTGGCGATGTCAATGATAGTTTTCATTGCTTGCAAATCGTTAATTGTTAAATCGTTTGATTGTTCTTGAGCAGGTGCTTGTTGAGTAGCGTCTGCTGTTGGTTGTTGAACTTCGTCTGACATAATATCTCCTTAATATGTACGTATATAATTATCTGGTTTGTAAAAGCGGGCAGGCAATCGTGAAGAAACTGAGTTCCTTTTCGCTTTCAAAACCTATTACAGTATTATACACGATCGTATTAGTATGATCTAGTGTAATACCTTGTCCTACATAGTACCTATTATTTAAATTCTTACGTATCCACGAGTCTATAGATTTGACTAAAGACGGATTATATTTGTCTATGCTAGTATATTTAAAATGAGGAGCGGCAAACTCAACCCTGCGTAAGCCAAAATAATTTAGCGGATTGGGTTTGCCTGTTCTTAATGCCATTACGCTGTTTCCGTAGCAAATTGGTAATAAGCATATTCTCCAAATGGTGGAACAATCTTGTCATTGCCGTGAATAATGAATACTGTATCACAGTAGTTTTCATCGCCC